TAAATATCTTTTTAAATTTTTGTATTTTTGCTAAAATCTTATTTTTATGTCATTAGCAAACGAAGCGTCTTTATTATTGATTCCAAGCGGTTACAAATCCGGAAAAGTTTATTCAGTATTCCCAACAGACGGCGACGGCGATTTCACATTTTCAAGAGGCAGCGACGGAACGAGAGTTGGCGCCGGCGGTTTAGTAGAAACAATATCGTCAAATACACCTCGATTAGACTACTTTAATAGCGATTGCCCTAGTTTGTTATTAGAACCGCAAAGGACGAATTTAATGTTATTTAGTGAGGAATTTTCCGGTACTAATTGGAGTTCTGTTAGAACGTCATTAACTTCAAACACTATAATTTCTCCAGACGGTCAAATTACCGCAGACAAATTACAAAGAACATCAACGAGTGGGTCATATAGAACACATAATATAAGCAAATCAGGCGCTATAACTTATACAACGTCAGTATTTATAAAAAAGGGTTCAGATGATTATTTTTCAATGAGAGCGCAAGGTTCTTATCCTTCTAGGGTTGATATAAGATTTAGATTTGATACGGAACAAATTTATTATGCTCAATCAGTTTCAAATTTTACATTAATAGATTCTAATGTGCAAAATTATTCAAATGGTTGGTATAGGGTATTTTTTACTTATACAACAGATACACATTATAATTTGGCAGTTTCATTTAGCCCAAGAGCATCAAACGGAAATATTGATAGCGGTGATATCTCATCAAGTTCATTTGCCTATGTATGGGGTGCGCAAACGGAAGTAGGAAGCTATCCTACAAGCTACATAAAAACCACAAGCGGACAAGTCACACGACAAAAAGACCAATGTTTGAATGGTGGGGACGCCGATTTATTTGATATTACAGAAGGTACTTTTTTTGTAGATGCAAATAATTTTGGTGCGCCTTTAAATAGTTATTGTATGGTAACTTTAAGTGATGGCGGTAACAATTTTGTAAGGTTTATATATGAAAGTAGCAGAATAAGAACAACAGTTTACAATGGTGCAACACAAAGTGATTATTCTATAACAGGTGTAAATGACAATGAAAGAAACAAAGTAGCTATAACTTTTAAAGAAAATCAGTTTAAAACATATTTAAACGGAGTTTTAAAAGATACAGATACAATCGGTGTAGTACCAACAAATTTTGATAGATTAAATTTTGCAAGTCAAGCCGGTACATCTAGACATTTTGAAAGCAAAGTTTACGACACAAGAGTTTACGATAGAGTATTAACAGAATCGGAAGCGATAGAATTAACAACATTATAATTATGGCGCAAATAGTTAAAAAATACGAGTTTGAAAATGAATCAATAGTTGATTCTTTAATTAAAAATTTAGGAGTTGACACCGACGAAGACGGCAACGAATATCCAACACATAAAAACGCCATTGTTAAAATTGGTTATTTTATTTTAACGGACGGCGAATATGACGACGAATTCAACGAAATCACACCGCCAATTTTATATGACAAATTTTGTGTTGACGTTTGTTGGAATGACGAAAACGACAACGCGATTAATGATTGGTCCGAGTTTGAAATAAGTATCGACAATGAAGGGATTCATTCATTTGCCGGCGTCAAATATATTTCTGATAAATAAAATATTTATTTTGTATATTTACAAAAAATTTAATAAACTTTAAAAAAATAAAATATGGCTACTACGGGAGTTTTTAACGGTACTAATTTAATTTTAACAGTCGAAGGCGCAACAGTTGGTCACACAACAAGTTGTTCAATGTCCTTATCAATGGACACGCCAGAGGCAACAACAAAAGATTCAAACGGATTTTCTGAATATATCGGCGGCGTAAAAGGTGGCGAAGTATCATTTGAAGGTTTAGTTTCTTATGACGATAGCGCAAACGCAATTGAATTCGCTGATTATCTTTTAGCTAGAACGCAATTAACGTGCGTATTTGGAACGGACGAAACAGGCGACGCGGTTTATACTGCTGAAGGCTTTTTGTCAAGCGTTGAAATGTCGGCGGAAATGGAATCGGCCGTTACTTATAGCGGATCAATTACGTTGACAGGTGCAATCACCAAATCAACAAACTAAAAAAAATTAAAAGTTTATTATTTTAGCCGCCGTCATTAGTTTGGCGGTGGCTTTTTATTTTTATTAACGACAAACACAATTTAAAATGGCAAACAAAAACAAAGGTTACATTGACATCAATGTCGGTGGCAAAAAAAGAACGTTACACTTTTCGATGAATTTTTGGTCGGAATTTACCGAACAATTAGGGATTTCACTTCAGGACATTGGCGAAGTATTTCAAAACGGTATTTCATTAAAAGGATTGCGCGCGCTTATTTATTCGGCTATATTGGCAAACGATCAAGAAAACGGAAATGAAATTGATTATAATATTTATTCTGTTGGTTCGTGGCTTGACGAATTAGAGGCCGAATCAATAAACAAAATTGTTGAAACAATGCTTCAATCCAAAATTTTAGGGAATAGCTTGAATTCAGAAATTGAAAAGCCGGGAAAGCCGAAGCCGTCAAAGAAATAACATTTGAATCATTAACCGATTATTATATCGGATTAATAGGCACAAAACCGGACGATTTTTGGCGGCAAACGTGGCGCGAAAATGCGCTATTAGCCGAATTTTATCACAATAACGTCAATTTGCAATGGGAACAAACGCGATATATTGCGACAATGGTTCACAATTCGCAATGTCAAAAAAAATCGCAAATGTTGAAACCGGATCAATTATTTCAATTGCCGGTTGACAAAGCAAGAAAAAAAGAACGTGCAAAACCAAAATCAACGCGTGAACAAATGGAATCATTTCACGAAAAATACAAAGCAATGACAGTAAAAAAGACGTTAAAATAAAAGCGTCTTTTTTTTTGTATTTTTGTTTAAAATATTCTTTATGGCCGAATCAATTCTAAAATTAAATATCACCGGCGATTCGTCGAAATTAAAAAGCGCTTTAAATTCAGCTAGTTCGCAAATGTCTTCATTTGGTTCTAAAATGCAAAGCGTTGGAAAATCAATGACGGCAAAATTGACATTGCCATTAGTGGCGGCCGGTGCTGCTGCTACAAAAATGGCGTTTGATTTCGATAAATCAATGGGTCAAATCGAATCATTGGTTGGAATTGCCGGCGATGAGGTTAAAAAAATGGGCGAAACGGCTAAAAAAATGGCCGTTGATACCGGTAAAAGCGCAAACGAAGCCGCTGAAGCGTTGTTCTTTATTACTTCGGCCGGATTGAAAGGCGCGGACGCAACGGACACATTAAACGCGTCATTAAAAGCGTCGGCGGTTGGTTTAGGTGAAACAAAAGTGATTGCAGATTTAGCAACGTCGGCGATGAACGCATACGGCGCTGAAAATCTAAACGCGTCCGCATCTACGGATATAATGGTTGCGGCGGTTCGTGAAGGTAAATTGGAAGCGTCGGCGTTAGCCGGTGCAATGGGCGGCGTTATTCCTTTGGCTTCAAATATGGGCGTTGGATTTGACGAAGTCGGCGCGGCAATGGCTGCAATGTCTAGAACAGGAACAGGCGCTGCTGAAGGCGCAACGCAATTGACCGCAATATTAGCGTCAATTAAAAAACCAACAGATGGCGCGGTTCAAGCATTGGCGAAAATGGGATTAAGTACTGAAGACGTTCAAAAATCATTAAGTGAGGACGGACTTTTGGCAACGCTTGAAATGCTGCAAAGCGGATTGAAACAAACCGGTCAAGATACAACGGCAATATTTCCAAATATTAGGGCCTTAAAAGGGGTTTTAGATTTAACAGGCGCCGGAGTTGAAAGTACCAGACAAATATTTGATTCATTGTCAAATACAATGGGCGCAACGGACGAAGCGTTTGAAAAGACATCAAAAACGGCGTCGTTTCAAATGACGCAAGGATTGAACGCAATGAAATCGTCGTTGTTAACAGTCGGTCAAGTTATATTAACGGCGGTTGCGCCGGCGGTTCAAAAAATAGGCGCTTTTTTTACAAGTTTATCCGAAAAATTTAAAGCATTAAGTCCAACAACACAAAAAATTATTGTGGCGTTTGCCGGAATTGTTGCGGCATTAGGGCCGGTTATCGCTATAATTGGAACACTCTTGACAATGGCGCCGGCAATCGGTGCGGCTATTAGTTTAATGTTAGGGCCAATCGGATTAATTGTTGCCGGATTGACTGCGGTTTCTGTTGTAATTTATAAAAATTGGGCCGGAATAAGAAACGCGCTTATAAAAATAGGAAATTATTTCATTGAATTATACAATAATTCTTTGCCGATTCAATTAGCGGTTAATTCTATTATAATGGTATTTAAAAATTTGGTAGCGGTTGGAAAATTTGTTTTTTCTACACTATCAACAATTATTAAATTATTCGGTCAAAATATATCAACGGTTTTTGGTAGTGCCGCCGATTTAATAATGGGAATTTTTACCTTTGATATAGATAAAATAAAAAGTGGATTTAATAATTTAACAAATGGTTTAAAAGATAATTTTACAAACGCATTTGAAAATATTAAAACTGAAGCCGGAAATTTAGGTTCAAGTGTTGCCGACAATTTTAATGAAGCGCTAAAAACAAAACAAATTGCGCCGATAAAAATTCCGGTGGCGGTTGTTTCAAGCGGTGGCGGTGGCGATGAGGCAACACCAACAGGCGAAGGCGGTATTGATGCAGCAACAACAACAAACGGTGGCGGTGGCGATATATCGACGCCAATAACGGACGCAATAAAAGCCGACACCGAAGCAATACCGGCGGCAATGGAAGAACAACAGGCGGTTTTGTCCGAGCAACAATTGCTAGCAATGGAAAACGCCGCCGCATTTAACGCCGGAATAGGTGAAATAATAACCGGCGGATTAAATCAATTAGCAACCGGAATTGGAGAAGCGTTAGGACAGGCAGCGGCCGGCGGCGGTAATTTAGCGAAAAAACTGTCAAAAGTTGTATTGACAACTATTGGAAATATGGCCGTTCAATTGGGTAAACTATCATTAGGAGTTGGAAAAACTGTAATTGCTATAAAGGCGGCGCTTGAAAATTTAAGCGGACCGGTTGCAATTGCGGCCGGTATTGCATTAATTGCATTGGGTTCATTCGCAAAAGCGCAAGCCGGAAAAATTGCTGGCGGCGGCGGTGCGACTGCATTTGCAAACGGTGGAATTGTTAGCGGTCCGACAATGGGTCTTGTAGGCGAATATCCCGGCGCAAAATCAAATCCTGAAGTCATAGCGCCATTAAATAAATTGCAAGGAATGATCGGCGCAAGCGGTGGCGGTGGCGGTAACGTAAACGTTACAGGATCGGTACGCGTTGAAGGTCAAGATTTACTCATTGCAATAGAGCGCGCCAATGAAACGGCAAATCGAATATATTAAAAATTTAAAAAATGGCATACGGAGTAAAATATGAATTAATATTTTCGGACGTTTTAGGATATCCAAAAAA